TTGGCCGTTTTCTCTAGTTCGTTCGGAAAATTCCGTTGTGCTGCAACGGTTTTGGGGATCGCGTTTTTGTTGTGGCGCAACGGGTTTCAGGTCGGGCGTTCGTTTGTGCAGGTGGTGGCGGGATTCGTTGTGCTGCAACGGTTTTGAGTGGGGCAAAGTTGTTGTCCCGCAACGGTTTCCGGGCGTGACGGAGAGTGAGCGACCTGCGAACGTTACCCTGGGTAGTCTGCGTTCGGTGGAGGGGGTGGCGAACGGTGGCATCGTCTGATGCGGAGCGGATGCGCCGGGTGCGCAGGCACAACAAGGGCGACCACTCGCTGTGCACCGCGAAGACATGCACGGAGGTGCGGGCGGACGCAGCCACGACGATCGCCGCGGCGGTAGTGCCCTCGATGCCGGTAGCGTCCGTGCCGGGCCACGAGGGTGCCGGGCCGATCCAGGCGGCGGTGCAGGTGTTCGTCGACGCGCTGCCGTACCAGGAGGGCGACCCGCGCCGCCTGCTGTGCCTGATCGCTGTGCAGCTGGCCCGGCGCGTGGATGAGACCGGGGCGGTGCCGGCGGCGGTGGCCGAGCTGCGCAAGCTGCTGATGCAGTTGACCGAGGTCCCGAACGGCCCGGCCGGGCCGGTGGATGAGATCCGGCTGCGTGCGGCGCAGCGTGCGCTCGACAACATCATCTCGAAAGCTGCCTGACGATGAGTACCGCCGTCCTCGACGCGCCTGTCGACTTCGGGGACGTGCCACCGCGGTTCGTGCTCACGCCGTCGATGACCTCGAGCCGGGCGCAGGATGCGATCGACATCTACGAGGCGGCCGGCGGGAAGCTCGACGAGTGGCAGGAAGGCTGCATCCGCAACGGCTGCGGGCTGCGCGCAGACCTGAACTGGGCCAGCTTCGAGAACACGGTCATTGTCCAGCGGCAGAACGGCAAGGGCGCGGTGATCGAGGCGCTGATCCTGGCGTCGCTGTTCGTGTGGGGCAACGCGAAGACGATCTACGCCGCGCACCGGTTGGACACCGCTCAGTCGACGTTCTCCCGTGTCCGGGCGCTGGTCGAGTCCACGCCGGACTTGGCGCGCCGATGCAGGCCGATCAACGACTCAGACTTTTCGATCACCCTGCTGACCGGGGCCACCGTCGAGTTCAAGACCAGAACTGCCGCAGGCGGCCGCGGTCTCACCGGCGACCTCGTCATCCTGGACGAGTCGCTTGAGCTCAACCCGGAGCAGATCGCCTCGCTGGTGCCGACGTTGCTGGCACGCGACTTCGCGCAGCTCTGGTATTTCAGCACGGTTCCGCAGTTCGGTGACCAGCATCTTTGCACCGTCCGCGCCCGGGCGCAGGAGGGCGACAGCGGTCTGTCGTATGTGGAGTGGGGTGTCGACAAAGGCGCCGACCTCGACGACCTGGTGGCGCTGGCGAAGGCGAATCCTGGGCTCGGGATCCGCATCAGCCTTGAGCGGCTGCGGCACCTGCGGAAGATCCTTGGCGATGAGAAGTTCCAGACGGAGTGCATGGGGATCTGGCCGGAGTTGGCGGCGAACGCCGCGCTGTCGCCGTCGAAGTGGAAGACGATGCTTGATGTGACGTCGCGGCTTGCGCCGGGCTCTGATGTGGTGTTGTCGCTGGATATGACGCCGATGCGGGAGTACGGGACGATCGGTGTGCACGGCTGGCGGGCCGATGGGCTGGAGCTGGTGCGGGTTGTCGACTACGCCCCGGATGTGGATTGGATGGTCGACCGGGCCGGCATTTTGCATGAGGCGTTGGACCCGGTGCTGTGGGTGATCGACAAACGTAACGGGGTGCACGCGTTCCTGGATCAGTTGGCGGGCAAGGGAATCCGGGTGCTGGATGTGGCGGCGGTGAAGGCGCTGACCGGCCGGGTCGAGGACGAGGCGAAGGTGCCGGAGATTCCGCGGGGTGGGCTGCTGTTGCTCGACGGGCAGCTGGTGTCGGATGCGGTCGGGCAGTTCATTGATGTGTTCAACCGGAAGCCGGCGTCGCCGCTGCGGCATGTCGGTCAGGAGCCGCTGGATTTGGCGATCCCGAATGTGCAGGCGAAGGTCGGCGAGCATGGCCAGATTGGGTGGGCGCGGAAGTTGTCGACGGTGAACATCGGCCCGGTGGTGACGGTGACGAACGCCCGGCTGGGGTCGCATCTGTGGCTGGCCCGGCCGAAGCCGAAGGCTCTGCAGAAGCCCTGGGTGGTCTAGCCGAGGGTGGCGTCAGGTCCGTTGTGCCCGGACACGGGCAAGTGTGGCCTCGTGGAAGGGGAGCCCGGCCAGGTCGGTCACCGGCGGGAACGTGATGCTTCCGTCGGGCACCTCCACGGTCAGGCAAACTGCGCTGCCGTCTACCGCGACCTTCGCAGCCACGAGCCGCCCTTTGGTTGCGTTCGGGCTGTCGGGCAGGTGCACGTCGATCTCGCGCCCGATCGATGAGTCGAAGGAGTGACCTGCATGCGTCACACGATACGTGGGCGGGTCTAGCCGCCTCGGCCTGCGCGTCACCCGTCCTCTCTCTACGCCGTACGCTGTTTACGCCGTACAGTGTTTCCAGAGGTGAGGGAGCCCCCTATGACGACGTTCGAGTCCGCCGTCGATGCCACGGCAGTGATCCCCCAGGGGCAAGAGGTTCCGCGCCGTAAAACCCGGGCGCTACGCCTCAGCGTGGTCCCGTCGTTCCACACGCTCGCCCAGTTGGCGGGTGCCGGCCTCGGCTTGTATGGCACCTACCTGAAGTTCGGCGAGGCAGTCACGATGATCGTTGCCGGGGTTCTGGTCGTGGCGGTGTCCATGCTCCGTGAGGGCGGCAAGATCTAATGGGGCTCGGGCGGCTCGTGGCGGGCGGGGAGACACGGTCGACGCAGATCACCGTGAAGGACACCATCACCAACGCGACCGCCAACTATTTCATCACCGACAATTTGGGTCCGGACTGGGCGACCTCGAGCGCGTACCGCGGGGCGATGCAAATCCCCGGGGCGTGGCGGGCCGCGACGTTCCGTTCAGGCGTGCTGGGAATGCTGCCGTGGTTCGGCTACCGGAAGGTGCCACGCCAGCCAGAGGTGTTGATCACCCCTACGCCGCCGCTGCTCGAGCAGCCGAACCCGCCCGACACCCGGCTGACCACATTCGCGTCGACCGCCTTGGACTACATCTGGCACGGCAACGGCCTGTGGCTTGTTGCCGCCCGTGACCGGACCGGGTGGCCGACGGCGGTGGTGCCGGTCCCGGCACAGTCGGCCGGCGTCAGGCGCATCACGGAGTACATGGATTCGCCGCTGCCGGTGGGCGAACTCGAGTATTCGATCGGCCGGCTGCGGCTCGGCTCCCGCGATGTGATCCATTTCAAGCGGCCGGGTGAGCCGGGCGCGGTCCGTGGGCTGGGTGTCCTCGAGGCGCACCTGTCCACCTTGAACCTGGCGTCGGAGCAGCAGAAGCAGGCCCAGTCGATTTCGCGGCACGGTGTCCCGACTGGTGTGCTGAGGACCAACAACCCGGACGCATCCAAGGAGGACATGCAGGCGGCGAAGGCGTCATGGCTGGAATCGCAAGCCAGCCGGACCATCGCGGCCCTCGGCCCGACTGTCGAGTTTCAGCCGCTGTCGTGGAATCCCGAAGAGCTGCAAATGGTCGAGGCCCGCAAGTTCACGCTGACCGAGTTGGAGCTCATCTTCGAGCTGCCGGTCGGCTGGCTGGGCGGCACCACCAGCTCGCGAACGTACGCGAACATTGAGCAGGACGTCGCGAACCTGATGAAGTTCCCCGGGCCTGGTGCGGATGTTGCCCAGTTCGAGCAGACGCTCACGTTGGCGTTGCCGCCGCAGACATGCGCGCGTGCGAACCTGGACGCGCTGTTGAAGTCGGACACCTACACCAGGTATCAGGCGCATCAGATCGCGTTGGGTGGTAAGCCTTTCTTGACGGTGGATGAGGTGCGTGAGTATGAGCACCGGCCGCCGATGCCTATGGCGGAAGAGGACGGCTACGAGTACGGCGGCGGGCTGTGATGAAGTCGCTGGCGGAGTTGGACTATGACGAGCTGCAGCTTCGCGCGGCGGAGGCGGCGCGGCTGCCCGCCCTCGACGACGACGGGGATGATTCCGCCGGATTGGATGTGTTCGACAACGAGGTGCGGTCAGGCTGGGGCGAGGTCGCGGTCACATCGGATGCGTGGTTGCGGGAGCGGGCGAACGCGGTGCTGCGTGGGCTGCCGGATCCGCCGCGCCCGGTCGATGCGCTGCGGAAGCTGGACGACGAGACGCTCGAGCTGGTGCTGTTCACCGCCTTGTATGAGATCACGCTCACGCGGCCGCACCTGCGCGCGTTCGACCCGGGCAAGCACAAGCGATGGTTGAAGCCGCATCCGCTGGCGGGCAAGTTCAGGCCGATGCTCGATCTGCTGCAGCAGGCGATCGCCGAGTTCAACCCGAAGAAGGACCGCAACCCGTTCGATCTGTTCAAGCGTCCGCAGCTGGTGAAGGCGGCGCGGGATCTCGGTATCAAGTTGGACCGCGGCGAGGACGAGGATTCGATTGCCGCGAAGCTGGTGGCGCACCTCGACCCGAAGGCGAAGAAGCCGGCCGCGGCTGTCGCGCCGGCGAAGAAGGCGGCGGCACCGGCACCGGCACCGGCGAAGAAGGCCGCGGCGAAGGCGCGCAAGGTGGCGAAGCCGACCGGGCCGGACGACGGTCTCGACAAGCTCGACGCTCATCGGCTCCGGTCCCTCGCGCTCGAGTACGACGTCATCGAGGCGGCCAAGGACACTGACAAAACTCGTGACGAGATTATCGATGCCTTGCGCGCGTTGGGCGCCGTGGCGCCGGACGTGAAGTTCAAACGTATCGACGAGTACAAGGGCTTGCTTGAGCGGTTGAAGAACATGGGCCGCCGCGAACCGGCCGACAACGGCCCGCTGGAGCGCGCGGTCGCCGCGCTGGCCGACGGCGAGGACCGCAAGGCGGTGGCCAAGCATCTGCGCAAGGAAGCCGACAGCATCGGCCGCAAGGAGGATGCGGATACGTTGCGGTTCCTGGCGTCAGACCTGACGAAGAAGAAGACGGAGATACCGCCATACATCAACGATAAGGGTCGCATCGACCTCATCAAGCTGGGTGAGGCCAACGGAATCGACGTCCGGCGGTGGATGCCGGACGACAAGCCGCCCCAGTTCGGCCATGCGCTGATGCAATACCGGGACGACAACCCGTTTGATCCAGTGTTCAGAAAGTTCTGGGAGAACCTCGGCAATCCGTCGAAACCTACGTCACGGGCCACAGCCATTCGGCTTGCTCGCGCGGCAGCCATGTTCGAGCGAGACGAGCACGCCCGCGCGGTCGCCGGGCAGGGATTCTGGGCACAGCCGAACCGTGTCCACGACCGCAAGATGATGATTGCCCACGGGCTCGACGTAGCGGCCGACCTCGAACGACTTGCCGACCTGGCTGAAGTAGCCAAGGTGCCTCCCACCAAACGTGCGGTCACGCTGGGTGCGACGTCTCTGGGCGAAATGGTGCAAGTTGATGAGGGACGTTTCCGGTCGCGTCCGTACAGGGACATCCTGATTCACCGTGGTGCCAAGGTGCCTGACGACTTCGCCCACCGCGGATCGGGCACAGACCTGGTCCGCAACCCAAAGGCTCCGCTACGTCCTGGCCTTTCCGTTGCCGAAAACCGGGCGTTGGACTTGTACACGGTGGGTGTCGTGGCCGATGGGGTGAACGGCTCGCTTCGTAAGGGCCGAAACGTCCACGGCGAGATCAAGGGCCCTGTGGGAACGATCGACCTCGATCAAGTTGCGCGTGATCTCGACTCGGCGATTGCCGACAGCAAGCTGACGCAGGACGCGGTTCTGTGGCGTGGAGCCGTGGTATCGCAAGCCGACTTCCGCCGGCTGGTGCCGGGCGCGATCTACAGCGATCCGGCATACAAGTCGATGTCCTTTGAGGAGATGGGCGCTCGGCAGACGATCGACTGGCGGCAGCGCAACGGCACTATCCCCAAAGGGCGCAAGCCGATGCTGTTCAAGATTCTCGCGCCTGCGGGTACCAATGTGGCGTTGGGCCACGAGCGCGTCAAGGAAGCGATCGGTGGCCGCGACATGGAGTACCGCATTGTCCGTGTCGACGAGTCCGTGTCACCGCCGATCGCTGTTATGGAAGTTGTTCCGCATCAGATCGAACCAGGCGTGGTGAAGGGCCGCTCCATCGTCGATGACTTCGACTATGACGGTGCGGTGAAAGGCGTCGGCTACAACGGTACCGGTGGCGGAGACCGTTGGCTGGGCGCAGTCCAGCAGGCTCAAGGCTTCAACGGAAAGCCGAAGGTGGTACCCAAGCGGGAGATGGACGAGCATGTCCGTGACGGTGGGATCGAACTGTTCCGTGCGGTCAAGTCTTTGCATTACAAGAAGTCTGCGGAGCTCAATGAGGAATACCGGACTGGTCCGCTGTTTCCCGGCAACGGCGTCTACGGGTCGGGCACGTACACATCACCGCAGCGTGAGACCGCCAAACGGTACGGTGAAGAGGCGACGATGCTGCGGATCGGGTTGCGCCGCGACGCTAGGGTGATTTCGTATGCTGACTTGCTGAAGCTGCGGCCGCGAACAGGTATTACGGCAACTGCGGCAAACCTGGCCGATCAGCGACAGGCCGAGCTGGACAAGGTCGATCCAACTGACACCAAGGCCATCAAAGCGATCATCGACAAGTATGCGGCGCTCGCGGCACGGCAAGGACCGCGGAGCCAGATCGCTGGCGATCTCGGCCGGGTGGCGGCGCTGCTCGGCTATGACGCCATCTACATTCCCGGTGACTATCGTGGTAAAGGATCGAAGCTGGATGGCCAGACCGAGTATGTGATCCTGAATCGAACTGCCACTCTTGTTGAGGAAGCACAACCATGACACCCGAAATGTCCCGCGCATGCGCCCAGATCAAGACCATCCTCAACCTTGAGGAGGACGGTCCGCAGATGGGCGAACTGCTCGCGGCGGCACGCAAGGCGAACACCGTGGATGACCTGCCGAACTGGGCTCGCGCGGTGCTCAATTTTGGAAGGACGCAAGAATGACTTTGCCCGACGACATCCTCGAAGAGGCGGCGAACCGTCTCGTCGCCGACGAGGAATACATGACCATCGACGCTCCCGATGAGGTCGAGCCCGACAACGAAGCAGACGACCAGGACTAGGCGCCACAACAGGAGGAGAGCATGGCGACGAAGGAAGAGAGCACCACGAAGGCGGCACCGGCAAAGGCACCCGCGGCCAAGGATGAGCCTACGAAGGACGCGCCGGCCAAGGAGACGGCACCGGCGAAGAAGGAAGAGCAGCCGCGCGTCAGCGACTGTGTTGTCAACGACGGCCGGGGCATGCACGTCGGTAACGCCGTCAACGGCAAGGTGTGCTCCTACCACGCCATGCACCACGACGCCCAGGGGAACAAGCGATGACCGCCCCGACGATCGCCCCGACCGACGGCCACTTCCGGTCATACAGGCCCGACCTCGAGGTTAAGGCGGGCGGTGACGGGCGCACCATCTACGGCATCGCCGTGCCGTACAACGCACCGACCCGGATCCGCGATGACCTCGTTGAGGAGTTCGTCCGCGGTGCGTTCGACGCGCAGATCAACGCACCGCAGCGGGTGAAGTACGCCCGTGAACACCTCCTCTTGGGCGGGACGTTGATCGGCGCCCTGTCCGCCATGCGCGACGACGCGGCCGGCCTATATGTGGAGATGCGTGCGTCACGGACACCTGCCGGTGATGAGACGTTGGAGTTGGTCAAGGACGGCGCGCTTCGGGACCTGTCGATCTGGTTCAACGAGCGGCAGAACCGGCGCGTGGCGGGCGGAGTTATGCAGCGGGTCAAGGCGCACCTGAACGAGGTTGCCTCGGTCTTGCAGGGCGCCTACGGGGATCTTGCCGCGACGGCGGGTGTCCGGTCGGCGGGGCAGTTCGGCGACCCGGTCGTGCTCAACAACGCGGAGATGGATTTGCGGCGGCAGGCGGAGGAATTCCTCGGCGGGCTACCTGACCCGGTCGACCACAGTCTCGCGATGCGGCAGCTGCGTCTGGGCATGCCCATCCGATGACCCATCGCCTGGACCGGCTCGACGACGATGCGCTGCGCGCGCGTGCGGCGCCGTTCCTTGCTGCCCCGACGCCAGGTCATGGGCTGCGGGTCGATGTCGCGTCCGGGGTCGCCACGCTCGACGAGGTGGCGGGCAGCCTGCTCCGCGCCACCTTCAAAACCGGACGCAAAGCGCTCTACCGAAAGGCCACGTCGATGCGCGACGTGGAAGACCACGACGCCGACGAGCTTGCAACCGCGGTCGCCCGCGCCGCCAGCCTCACCGCGCCCGAGGTTCTGCGGGCGTCCGATTCGGAGCTGTACACCGCCCTGCCCGCCGACGACAGCCTGTTGGGTATCGACCTGCCGGATGTGCCCGCCGCCGAGCTACGGGCGATCCTGGACCGGTTCGCGGTACCGTCGCGCGAGTTCACCGACGCGGAGCTTGCCGGCTGGGCGCAGTCCGCCCTCCTCGATCGCTCCGATGCCGGCAGACGGCTACGCACCGTCGACGGCCTCACCGGCACCGCGGCACGGCACCCGGGTGAGTGGGCGATCGACGGCGACCAGCTGATACCCCTCGGCTTCCCCAGCGCATGGCGGTCCGCCACCGTCATACCGTCCGATGCGGAGCGGGCATTCCTCGACGCGATCCGCCCCGCCATCGAGGCGCTACGGCCCGAGTTCGACAGGCGCCGCCGCGGCCCCTGGCTCGACCGGACCGGCGCCGCGTTCGAGGCTTTGGGGGCGGTATGAAGATGCGCATGGTCCGCAACGGCCGCACCCTGGACATGATCACCATCGACGGCGACACCGTCACCTACGAGACCGGCCGGGCCCGCCCGGTGGTCGAGGCCGAGACTGCCCGCGGCCGCCGCCCCGCCGATCTGGTCGGCACCTCCAACGGCCACATCGCCTGGGAGCCAGGACCGCCACACGACACCTGGGCCACCTGGGCCGGCGCCGACATACTGGCGACGCTGCCGGACCTGCCTGCGGTTTGATACCGTGGCAGGCATCAGATAGCTGGACACCGACACCCCCGCCTCTGAAGCACGCGGACACCCCGGCCACTCCCACGGATGCCGACACCCCCGCCTCTGCCACGCGGACACCCCGGTCACTCGGAGCGGCAAATCCTTGTGACCCACGGGAGTGGTTGTCGTGGCATCCGAAAACCCCTATCTTGCGAATCTTCGCACCCAGTACGGCTCGCTCAAGTCGAGCATCGAAGGTCTCCAGTCACGTGCCGCCGAGGCCAAGCGTGACCTGACCCCGGAGGAACTCCGCTCCGTCATCGAGATGGGCGAGAAGGCCAAAGGCATCTACGGCCAGATCGAGGACCTGTCGGAGATCGAGCTCCGCAACGCCTCCGTCGCGGCGATGAACGCCAAGGTTGCGGCCGCGATGAACGGCGGCGAGCCGGAAGGCAACACCGACGACGGCGACGCCGGCGACGGCAACGGGACCGCCAGCCAGATCCGTTCGCTTGGCGGCGCCCGCACCCAGGACCGTGACCCCGGCCTCTACACCCGCGGCGGACAGCACTCGTTCGTCGCCGACCAGTTCCGTTCCGCGAAAATGGGCGACACCGAGGCGGCCGCACGGTTGCAGCGGCACACCAACGCGTTGCGCGACAACCAGCACCTGCGTGACGTCCTCGGCGCGGGCGCTACCACTTTCGGTGCCGGCCTCGTTCCTCCGGTGTGGTTGGCCGAGCAGTTCGCGCCGATCCTGCACCGCAAGCTGCGGCTGGCTTCGATGCTGCGGCAGGTGCCGTGGGCGGGGCCGTTCGCCTGGTCGATCCCGGTGGCTTCCACCGCGGCCAAGACGTCGACGGTTGCTGAGGGTGTCAACACCACCGAGACCGACCCGACGTACAACATCCTGACCGTCACCCCCAAGGCGATCATGGGCTATTCCGAGATCTCTCGGCAGCTGCTCGAGGCGTCGAACCCGACCGTGGACTCGGTCGTGTGGGGCGACATGATGGGCGACTTCTACGACAACGCCGAGCTTGAGGTGATCGCTGCGCTCAACGCGCAAGCGGGCGTCAACGCGGTGACCGTGTCCGCGGGTGTGCTCACCACGACCGACATCGCGTTGCAGCGTGCCGGTCTCCTCGACGGTATCGCGGCGATCTCCGACGCTCCGGCCGGTGACGCGGACATCTTCGTCGGCCGCACCTCGCGGTGGACGACCTACCTCAAGTTCGCCGACACCACGGGCCGGCCGCTGATCCTGGCGCAAAGCTACGGTCCGCAGAACGCGATCGGCGAAGGCGGTGCCACGCAAGGGTTCCGCTCCGTGGTGCAGGGCACGTTGGAGAACCTGCTCGCGGTGACCTCGCCGACCGTTGGGGCGTCGACCGGGTTCATCGTCAACAGCCAGGAGCACCTGTTCTCCATCAGCCCGCCGATGCAGTTCCAGTTCGAGCAGCCTGCCGGTCCGGCGCTTGTCAGGGTCGGCGTGTGGGGCTATGAGGCCGTCACGTTCGGGCGTCGCCCGAAGGCTGTCACAAAAATCACCTACTCGGGCAGCTGACACAACGTCCGTTCCCGTCGGTGCGCGCCTGGGAGGGACGTCGCGCCGACGGGACGGATTCCCTCCCAAGAGAAAGGCTGCACATGACAGTCCAGATCGCCTACCTGCACAACGAACACGTCTCCCACTCGTGGGTCGAGTCGATGCGCGGCATGCTCGAATACGACCTCGACCACGGCCAAGTGTTGGCCCGTAAGCCGATGAACATGCGCTGCGGCGTGGCAATGGTCGCCCACGTCCGCAACGGTGCCGCCCGCCTGTTCCTGGACAAGACCGACCACGAGTGGCTGCTGTTCATCGACACCGACATGGGTTTCGCACCCGACTCCGTACATCGGCTGTTGGCTGTCGCGGACCCGGCGGAGCGGCCCGTGGTGGGGGCGTTGTGTTTCGCGTCGATGGTCGCCGGCCATGACGGCATGGGCGGCTGGCGGCGCACGATCGTGCCGACGATGTACAAGATGGGCACCACCGCCGACGGCAGCCCTTCGTTCTGCTACTTCGGCGACTACGAGGACAACACCGTCACCCCGGTCGCCGCGACTGGCGGGGCGTTCCTGCTGATTCACCGCAGCGCGTTGGAGAAGGTCCGCGCGGACGTCGGCGATCACTGGTTCGACATGATGTACGACCAGGTCGGCGACATCGTCGGTGAGGACATCGCCTTCTGCGGCCGGTTGCTCAAGGCGGGCATCATCCCTGCGGTGCACACCGGCGTGAAGACCACACACCACAAAGACAACTGGCTGTCCGAAGAGGACTATGAAGCGCAGCTGGCGTTAACGGTCCGGATCCCGGACTTGTCTGTGCACATCGATATCGGGCAGTCGCTGGAAAGCCTTGCCGCGAACGCGCATGTGCGCGACGACGGTATGCTGAAGATGCCGCAGGATCTCGAGCGGTATCGGCAGATCATCGACGCGACCAAGCCCGAGGTGATCGTCGAGACCGGCACCCGCGTTGGCGCATCAGCACGATGGTTCGCGGAGCAGTGCGACCAGGTGATTACCGTTGATGTGTCCACAGATGAAGACCTGAAGGAGACGCTGCGTGAAGGCGTCATTGCGATAGTTGGCGACAGCGCCAGTCCCGAGATCGTTGCTCGCATAGCACGCGTCGTCGATGGCCGCCGTTGCATGGTGGTGCTGGACTCGGACCACTCCGCGGCCCACGTCTCCAAGGAGATTGAGCTTTACGCGCCGCTCGTGACGCCGGGCTGCTATCTCGTGGTGGAGGACGGTCTTTTCGGCTACGCCCCACCACAACTGCGGGCCATGCACATTCCTGGGCAGGTCGGCTCGCCGCTGGACGCGATCGCCGAAGAGCTTGACGGCAAACCGGGCTGGTCGCGTGATATCGCGATCGAGCGCATGTCCCCGATCTCGCACCACCCGAGTGGTTGGTGGGTGCGCAATGGCTGACGCGAAGGACATCGCTGAACTCATTGTCATCACTCCCTCTCGTGGCCGTGCGGCGCGGTTGCGGGAGATGGTCGAGGCCGTCCACTCCACCGCGTTGGGCGACGTGGCTGTGGTGGCCGGCCTCGACCACGACGACCCGGCGCTGCCCGACTACGAGGCGGACGCGCCATACCGGTATGTGGTCGGGCCTCGGCAGTCGCTGTGCGCGTGGACGAACACGCTTGCGTTGGCGGCGCTGGCATCCAACACGGAGGCACCGCCGCGGTACCTGGCGAGCCTTGGCGATGACCACCGGCCGCGCACCAAGGGGTGGGACCGCAAGCTCATCGAGGCGATCGAGGCCATGGACGGTCCCGGCTTCGCCTACGGCCGTGACCTGTTCCAAGATAAGAACATGCCCACAGCGTGGGTCGTCTCGGCGGAGATCGTCCGCGCGGTGGGATGGATGATGCTGCCCTGCTGTGCGCACATGTATGTCGACGCGGCGGTGCTCGAGTTGGGCCGGGCCGCGGGCCGGATCGCCTACCGCCCGGACGTGATTGTCGAGCATGTGCATCCGTTGGCGGGCAAGGCGTCGTGGGATGCCTCCTACAGGGAGTCCAATTCAGAAGATCGATACGAAGTCGACCGGATGGCGTACGACGCGTGGCGTGCCAACCAGTTCGGCCGGTTCACGATCGAGACCGCTGCCGTGGCCGCGCTCAAGCATGAGGGGCGGGTGACGAGCTGATGGTCGCCTACTCGTACGAGATCTCCTGGCCGCCCACGTTGGACGACCTCAAGGTGGACATGAAGATCACGCCGGGTGAAACCCGTGAGGACAACACGCTTTCAATCGACCTCGGCGCGGCCTATGACTTCGCCGCCGAACGCAAGGCGGGCAAGTACCGGTTCGACACCAACGACCCCGACCAGTTCGCACTGCCCGATCCGCCAAGGGATTTCCGGCTCGGCATCCTGCGGCTGGCCGCCCGGTTGAGCGAGCGGCGCCGATCCAAAGACGGGATGATCAATATGCAGGAGTTGGGGGTTGCCCGTATCGCCGGATCAGACCCCGACATCGACCGGATGCTGAGGCTGGGCAAGTTCTCGCCGATGGCGGAGTCATTCGCATGAACGCCGTCAAGGATGCCGCCCTCCGGCTGAAAGCGGCGTTGATGCTGGTGCCGGGCATCGGCTCGTTCGTGTACACCGATCCCGGTGCCGAGGTGCAACGCCCGGGGCTGGTGATCGGTCCGCCGTCGCTCCAGTTCGCGACGTTCAACGACGAGGTCGGACCTGTCCCCACCAACGCCCGGTTCACCGTCTTCGCTGTCGTCGACGCCGACCAGTATGCGGTCGAAAAACTGTGGGACCTGGTACCCGAAGTTGTTGCCGCAGTGGAAGTACACACCGACGGTTGCCTTGCTGACGGTGCGGAGGCCACGCCGGCGTCGTACCCGGTCGGCAGCAGCGACATGCCCGCCTACGCGATCCCCATCGACATGCCATTGGAGGGTCGATGACGCAGCCAGGTGTGCGGCCGCGCCAGTGGCGCCGGGTCGTCGTCACGGAGATCGGAAAGATTTGTACGCGGTGCGGTGAGGACAAACCCCTTGATGCTTACTCGCCGAACCGTGGTGGGAAGCTCGGCCGTTCCTCGAACTGCCGCAAGTGCATGGTCGAGCGGGGTCGTGAGCGCAGGCAGAATCCACGCCCGCCGTATGAGCCGATGGACCCCAAGGAATTGCGGAGATTGGCGAACCTGCGGCCCTATGGAATGACGCCTCAGCAGTATGAGTCGAGGTTGGCGGCACAGGGCGGTTGTTGCGCAATATGTGGCAGCGCCGACAACGGCGACAGCCGATTCGAAACCTTCTATGTCGATCACAGCCATGAGTCCGGGGCGGTCCGCGGAATCCTGTGCCGCGGATGCAACGCCGGTCTGGGCCAGTTCAAAGACAGCCCGGATCTGTTACTGGCGGCTGCCGCCTATCTGATCCGTCACCAGGCCGATGTCTTCAAGGAGGCGAGCCGCTTATGACCGTGCACAACCGCAAGCTCAAGCGCATCACGTTTACGTTGGGCGGCAACAGCTTTGCTTGCCAGTTGCAGAGTTGGACGATGAACAACGCGACGGAGGATGGCGAGAAGTTTTACACCTTCTGCGACGGTGATGAGGACGGCGAGTTCCGCGAGGACGCCGAATCCGACTACTCGCTCGAGCTGGTGTTCTTCGCCGACTGGAAGCTGAACGGCATCTCCGACTACCTCACCACCAACGACCAGGTGACGGTCGCGTTCGTCCTCGACCACCACCCCGACCTCGCAGCCGAGCACGTGCGCTGGTCGGGCAACTGCAAACTCAAGGCGCCCTCCGTCGGCGGTGAGGCCCGCACCACTGAGAAGACCGAAATCACGCTGCCGGTCATCGGCAAGCCGACCTATACGAGGGTGTGACACAGATGGGGCTGACCTCCAAACTTGCCGTCTCGGTGACGGCCGATTACACGAAGGCGCTCGATCTCACCACCGGGCGAGTGCCGCTGAGCAAGATCTATCAGGCGGTGCTGGCGTCGGGAACTGCTGTGGGCCAGGCGGATCTGGTGTTCCACGACCAGCGCACCCTCGTCGCATCTGCAAGCGAGGATCTCGACTTGGCCGGCGTGCTCGCCGACGCGTTCGGCGCCACGCTCACCGTCGTCCGGGTCAAGGGCCTGATCATCGCGGCACGTGGTGTGACCAACTCCGAAGGCGTCACGACCACACCGAACGTGAACAACGTCGTGGTCGGTGCGGCCGCTGGTGCCCCGTGGACGACATTGCTCAACTCGACCGGCACGGTGACCCTCCGACCGGGCGCGGTATTCGCGGCGTTCGCCGGCGACACGGATGCCACAGGCTATGCGGTCACAGCTACCACCGCCGACCTGTTGAAGGTGGCCAACTCCGCAGGCGGCAGCTCGGTTACGTACGACATCGTCGTGATCGGAGCTTCTGCGTGATCACGTTCAAGGTCACGCCCGACGGCGAGGAACCGTACGAGCTGAAGGCCGGTTCCCGGGACATCGTGCACTGGGAGAAGACCACCCGCGGCGCGGCGCTGATCCAACTCAAGGACGGGCTCAAGCTCACCGACCTTTACAAGATCGCGTGGATTGCGTCGCGGCGGCAGAGCCTGTTCGCCGGTTCCCTCGACGACTTCGAGAAGACGTGTGAGCTCGAGTACGAGGAGGAGCCGGAGCCGGACCCTACCCCGCCGGCTCCCTCGCCCGAGAACTGATTCGGCTCGCCTGCGCCACAGGGATTCCGGCAAGTGTGTGGGCGGCAGAAGGCGAGCAGGCGATCGTCACGGCGATCGACGTCCTGAAGGCGAAAGGCAAGGGCACCAACGAAGACGACGACGGGCGGCAGATGTCCGGATAGGAGGTTGAGATGGCATCCCAGACGTTGACGGTGCACCTATCCACCTCCGGCGTACGCCAGACTCTGCGTGCGTTCGCCCGGTTGCCGAAGGAGGCGTCGGAGCAGCTGCGCGACGCGAGCCTCGACATATCAAAGGACCTGGCCGTCGACGTCGCCGCCGCGGCGACCGCGCGCGGCGGGCAGGCCGCACTGATGGCACCGACGGTGAAGGCGACCCGCGACCGGGTGCCGGCCATCATCGCCGGCGGCATCAAGCGGGTCGGCCGGCACAAGACACCCGCCCACGCGCTGCTTTTCGCCGGCGAGTTCGGCATGGACAGGCGGTCCGGCTGGTATGCGGCGGCACGCTACGCCCAGTCCGGCGGGCGCCAGTACCCGCCGCACTTTGGTCGTCACTCGTACTGGTTCTTCACGACCGTGGAGGACAACGAGCCGGGCATCGCCCGACGCTGGGATGCGGCGGCCGACGCCATCATCCGCGCGTTCGGCCGAGGCGGTGATGTGTGATGGCTTCCGCTACCCGCACCATCCGGGTCCGGTTCGACGGCAACGCCAAAGGCCTCATCGCTGCGGCTGCCCAGGCGGGTATTGCTGTCGAAGGGTTCGAGAAGCAGGTCAAGAAGAGTGCGGTGGCCTCGACAGCCGTGATCGGCGGTGGCCTGATCGACGCTCTCGGGTCGTTGCCGTCCGTGCTCAAGGGTGCGGCGATCGTCGCGGCCGTCGGCGTCGGTGCGGTGATGGCGCCCGCGCTGGCCTCGGCGATCATCTCCGGCACCCTGCTCGCGGTCGGGGGTGGTGCCCTCGCGGCCGGGATCGTCGGCGCGGCCAAGTCGCCTCAGGTGGTCAACGCCTGGAAGAAGTTCGGCCGTCAGGCAACCGTAGTGTTCGACCGGTTTTCCAAGCCGTTCATCAAACCTCTGGAGCGGGCCGCGTCTACCTTCGGCCGGGCGTTGGCGCGGGCTGAGCCGACCATCAACCGCATCGGCCAGACGATGGCGCCGATCATCGACAAACTCGCGCCGGCGTTCGCGAGCATGGCGGAGAAGGCTCTGCCGGGGATCCTCGCCGCCGTGCAGGCGTCGGTGCCCCTGTTCGACGTACTGGCTGACAACCTGCCCGGCATCGGCACTTCCATCGCCGGGTTCTTCGACAAGATCGCGCAAGGCATGCCTGCGGCGCAGGTGTTCTTCGATAGGTTCCTCGGCTGGGTCGAGAATCTGCTTCCCAAGCTCGGCGGGTTCCTCACGTGGCTGTCGGATCTGGGCACGAAGATGGACGCCTTCACCAAGGGTCCGGAGTTCACCGGACTCGTCACCGCGCTGACCAACCTCAAGGACAACGTGCTGGCCGGGGTGAAGAAGGGGTTCGACGACATCCGGATCTCAGTCGGAGACAACTCCGAGACCTGGAAGACCCTGGCCGGCGATATCGAGAAGGTCGTGGGGCTTCTCGGCCCCGTGTTCGGGCAGGGGGTTCACAACACCCTCACGGGGATCTCCTTCATGATCACCGCGTTCGCGAAGCTGTATGAGGCGGTCCGCAAGGTCGCGATCATCATCAAGGAGCTGTTCAGCGGATCGGACAAGTTGCCGAGCACCGGCGGTCAGGAGTTCGGCAGGATCCCGGGCCGCGCGCGCGGCGGACCGGTCGGCGCGCATCGCTCCTACCTTGTCGGCGAGAAGGGCGAGCCGGAGGTTTTGACGATGGGCGCCCGGTCCGGTTACATCACGCCGCTGTCCGATGCGGGCACGGCGGAATCGCACGCCATGGGCGGCAGCAGCTTCGAGGTGCACGTGTACCTGGGCGACACCGAGCTGCGCGACATGGTCAAGGTCGAGGTCAACGAGTGCAACCGCCGCACGAGGCGGGCTGTGCTGGCTGGGTCAGGTGCGCGATGAGGGCGGACTACGGGCAGAAGTCGGGCCGCGTGCCGGTCGCGTCCGTGAGGTCGCAGCTCCCGCGCTGCGCGCCGTCGAGTATGTTACTTATCAATTCGGGCCAGCCCCAACTCTCGGCCATGGCGCCCGAGAGCAAGAAGGCGACCACGATGAAGGCGGGCCACCACCAGCGATCCGAAATGCGCTTTGCAGACATGGCGCCGAGTGTGACGCATCGGCACATTGATCGCAGTCACCCAATCGGGTCGGGAAGGTGACAGATGACCGTCACACTCACCTACGATGCGGCGCTGTCCCGGGTGCGCATCACCGCCGACGCGCTTGCCGCGGCGGACTACGCCACCGTCGAGCGCTCCACAGATCAGATCATGTGGACCACAGTGCGCGGTGGCATGACCGCGCCGGTCACCGCCGGCTCACTCGCGCAACCCGTCGACGATTACGAGTTCGTTGCTGGCAAACAGAACTTCTACCGGGTGCGGGGCATCGAGACCGGGGCGATCACGTTCGTTGCGGCCGGTGTCGCGGCCACCGCCAACAACGCGTCCGTGGTTCCCGCACACCCTGCCGGGTTGGTGGTTGGCGACCTGAAGGTCACCTTCGCGTCGATCCGCAACTCCGGCACCGGCATGGTCAATACCCCGGCGGGCTGGACGGTCATGCACCAGTTCGGGCAGACCGGCGGTGTGCAACGCAACGGTGTCCTGCTGGGCCGCATTCACCAGTCCGGCGACGTCGCGCCAACCGTCACCTTCGCCAACGGCGTGCTCAACGCGGACACCATCGCGCAGATGGCGGCGTGGCGGCGGGCCGCGCTCACCCCGGCAGCCAGCGTCGACATGCTCAACGGCTCGACACAGAACATCGCGTACCCGGCACTGACCATCCCCAAGGATGACCTCCTGGTCATCGTGGCCGGATGGAAGCAGGACGACTGGACCAGCGTCGCGACCCTGGCGGGGTTCACTGAGATCGGCGAGCCCGTTGCCACGGCCGGCGATGACGCTGGGCAGGTGTGGGACTACCAGATCCAGACCACCAAGGCGGACATCGTCGCCGGGTCGTTCGTGGTGACCGGCGGCGCGGCGGGGATCTCCCGCGCCATCACGATGGCTGTCGAGCACGCCCCGTTCCTCAACGAGCAGACCGCATCGCTTACGCCGGTGCTGGACCGGATCTTCCTAGAAAGCGTCACCAGACCGTTCCTGAACCGTGCGGTGACGGTGGTCGGGTGGAGCGACGTTTCCCGGGCGTCCCGTGGGGCAGACTTCGACGTGGTCGGCCGGACCCTCGCAGTCGCCGTGACCGACCTTGCCGGCGGCAAGCAGTTCGACCTTGAGGTGTACGCGGCCACGGCCGATGACGCCAAAACCATCGATTTCATCATCGCGAGCGGCGACATCCTATTTCTGCAAACACCTTTGGGCTGCGAGGTGCCTAGGGGTCACTACAGGGTGGACACCAGCAGCGAGCGCCGGCCGCACCGCCGGGCGTCGTCGCGGGTTTTCACCCTGCCGTTGAGGCAGGTCGCCGCGCCCGGCCCGGATGTGGTCGGCGCGGTGAGCATGTGGCAGACCGTCCTCAACAGCTACCCGTCGTGGGCGGCGCTGCTTGCCGCGAACAGCTCATGGGAGCAGCTCCTGTCTCGGGTCGCACCGCCATCGGAGGTGATCGTCCCATGAGACCCGTATCCGAAGCCTGGAACCGCACGATCAAGGGCTCACACCGGATGGTGTCCAAGGCCATCGTCACCAACACCTTCCAGACCGGCACCAGTCCGGTGGGTGTCGAGATCCCCATCCTCGCCGGGGACGTCGTGCTGGACGGCACCGCCGACATCCGCTCCACCCTGGACCTGACCACCGACGGCAACCGGATGTGGCCCAAGCGAGCCGACTCCACGCTGGCTCCCTACGGAAATGAGATCTGGGTCTTCAGGGGAGTCCAGTACTCCGATGAGCTGATCGAGTGGGTTTCCTTTGGCCCGCATCGGATCCAGGCGCCCGAGCAGGAGCAGGCACCGGACGGGCCGATCCGCCTGTCGGGCAAGGACCGGATGGCCGGGATCATCGACGCCCGGCTTGTCGAGCCGGTGCAGTTCCTGGCCGGCGCCTCACTTGGGTTCATCATGGAAACCCTTGTCACACAGGTGTATCCGGCCGCGGTCATCGAGTGGGACGACGCCACGGACACGGCGGTCATCACACGCTCGATGATCTGCGAGCAGGACCGGTTCGCCTTCCTGGATGATCTGGTCCGCTCCCGGGGCAAGATCTGGCACTGGGACCACCGCGGCATTCTGGTGATCCGGTCGGCTCCCGATCCGGCGCACCCGGTGTTCGAGGTGCACTCCAGCACCGGAGGGGTACTGCTGCGGCTATCGCGCTCCCTGAGCCGTGAGGGCGTCTACAACGCCGTGGTCGCCTCAGGCACCGGCACCGACACCGCCGTGCCACCGTTCGCTGTCGCCGTCGACAACAACCCGACGAGCCCGACCTTCTACCAAGGCCGGTTCGGTCCGGTGCCCCGCTTCTACACCTCGCCGTTCCTGGCCACCGACGCGCAGGCCGCGATCGCGGCGGAAACCATGCTGCGCCGAACTATCGGCCTGCCGTACAGCCTCGATCTGACCGCGGTGCCGAACCCGGCACTGGAACCCTACGACCCGGTGTCGGTGCGGCCTGGCGCCGGCCAGGGCCGCGAAACCCACGTGCTGGACAAGGTGACCATCCCGCTCACCCCAGCCGAGGCCATGACCGGGGCCACGCGGGAACAGACGACCGTACTTGTCGGGAGCCCGTGATGCCTTTCACCCCGAACTACGCGATTCCCTACCAGACCTTGGCCGATCCGCCGGACGGGCCGAACCTGGGCGAGGACGGCTTCCTGGCCGTCGACACCGCGCTGGCCTCGCTCGCGGCGCTGATCACGCCGCTACCCAAAGGGCTGGTCGGGTACGGCAGCCGGGCCACCAACTCGACCACCACCGGCACCGAGATCGGGGTGCTGCGCGTCGACGACATCCCGGTCAAGCTCGGCCGGGCGTACCTGATCGCGGTGCCGACCGTGCACGCCCAGGGCAACGCCGCCGCGGTGGTGGCGGTCCGGTTGCGGATCACCACGGACGGCAGCGACGCGGGCACCGGCTCGACCGAGTTGCGCTTCGTCCAGACGACCATGCTGACGGGCACACCGGACCAGCCGGTCGAGATCGCGCACCTGTACAAGCCGGCGTCGGATCACCTGCTGTCGGTGCTGCTCACGGTGGGCAAGGTGGCCGGGTCCGGGAACGTGGGGCTGATCGCCGCGTCCACCAAAAACATCGACCTGTGCATCCATGACGTGGGCCTGGCTGTCGCCGACACCGGCGTGGACATCTAGGGGACGGCGGGCATGCTTGAGGACGACCTGACTCCGCTGTTCACCGCGGCGCCCGCGGGCGCCGCCACGCCGATGCTGTACCGGCAGGGTGTCATCCGGTCATGGAACCCGATCACCTTGGAGAACACGGTCAAGGTCGGCCGGACCGTGCTGTCGAACCTGCCCGTCCTTGGCGTGGCCGAGGCCGCATCGCTCGCGGAGGGCGCCACGGTCGGCATCATGTCCGTCGGGTCGACGTGGGCCATCATCGGCCGCTTCGTCATCCCGGGCACCGCCGACGCCACCGACGCGATCACGCAGCTGGGCAGCCGCACACGCACCGCCCGCATCGACACGAACGAGACCCTGACCACGGCGGCGTGGAGCGACCTGGCAACAGTCGGACCGCTGGTTTCAGGTGTGCTCGTGCCCGCCAGCGGCATAGCGCTGGTGACGGTCACGGCAACGATCGGGCCGAACCCGACTGTGGCCCCCGAGTGGGGTGCGGTCGGCTTCGACATCGCCGGCCCCAGCAACGTCGCCCCGAACCTCAACGAGGCGCTGCTGATTTGGGGCGCCCGCTTCATGGGCGCGTCACGCACGTGCGTTGTCACGGGGCTGACACCCGGCGGGCCGTACACCTTCACCATGAAGTACCACGGCAACGGAACCTTCTTGACCAACTTTTCCAACCGTGTGATCAGCGTCGTCGGTATCTAGGGAGGCAGATCATGACGTTCGCCCCGGCCTCGATCCGCGCGGTCCGCGCTCTGCTCAAAGGTCAGGACGCCGATCTGGATGATGACGAGCTGGGTATCGTCGGCGGCCCCTCGCATGTGGCAACCGGCACGAGCTATCACCTCGGCGCCGACCAGCTGATCATGGCGAAAAACCCTTACAGCGCAAGGACGGCACGCGACCGGGCCGGACTGTCGGACGCAGCCTCCGCGCTGGACATCGATGACGACCTGGACGAGCTCCGCACGCTGTCGGTGTGGCTGGTCGGCCAGTGCCGGGCGGGGGCCGGAGACACACTGGACATTCGGGAGGTCATCTACAGCCCCGATGGTGTCGCGGTCTACCGATGGGACCGCGAGCGTGGTGTGTCCAGCTCGCCAGCACCGGACAGTGACCTGTCGCACCGAACCCACACACACGTGAGCTGGTACCGCGACAGCGAGTTTCGCGACAAAACCGCTGCGTTCAAACGATTCTTCGAGGGAGACGACATGGACTGGAGCGACAATCTGACGGCCGGCAAAGACGCCGGCGGCGCCACCTACCCCGCACGGGACTGGCTGATCGGTGCGAACTGGAGGGCCACAGATGCGTGGCTCAACACCGAGGCGATCAAGGCGAAGCTGGCGGAGTTGACCGCGCCCGCCCCGGCGCCGGTGGACCCGGCCGCGCTGCGGGCGGCGCTGCTGGATCCGCAGGTGCTGGCGGCGATCGCGAAGGCGGTCAACGACGACGCCCACCGCAGGTCAGCGGCATGACCGACCCGCTCGGCCCGGTGCTGATCACCGGCCGTGAGATCTACGACGCCGTCATGCGGCTGACCGGCCGCGTGGATGTGTTGATCGCCCAACATGACGCGGCGGTGCGTGACCAGCAGGATCATGAGCGGCAGTCAGCTGCGACGCATCAGGATTTCGAGTCCCGGTTGCGGTCGTTGGAGCGGCGGCAGTGGCCGTTGCCGACGGCGGCGGTGTTGGTGTCGCTGGCGAGTCTCGCCGCTGTGATCATTCCAAAGCTCGGACCCTAGGAGGGGTAATGACTGCTCAACCGGCACCGACTCAGTCCCGTCATCCGTGGCGGGCAACGCTTCGCACCATCTTCGCGACGGGGCTCGCGGTTGCGTCGCTGGCGCCAACGATCGCCACGGTCGGTGGCCTGGAGAAGTTGACGGCGACACCGGCGGTGGCGCAGGTGCTGCTGGTGTGCGGCATCGTGACGCGGGTGATGGCGATCCCGGGTGTGAACGAGCTTCTGCGGAAGGTCGCGCCGTTCCTGGCGACCGACCCAAAAGCGGAGCCGCTGGCCTGGACGCCGCCGAGGATGAGCCAGCGGTGAGCAAGCGGCACGTGTTCCGCTGGGTTTTCCTGGCGGTGACCGTGGTGGCGCTCGCGGCGGAGCTGTGGGCGTCGTTCGACAGCAGCGACCAGACCGAGCCTTGGACCGACCTCATCACCACCTACGTGCCGGGCGAGGTGACCGCGGCGGCGATCGGCGCCCTGGTGCTGTGGCTGCCAATCCACTTTTGGCTCCGATATAAACGCAAGGCAGAGAAGGAGATCGAGTGATTCCGACCCTCGGACGGATCGTCCACTACCGCGGCAAGCAAGGCTTCCACACGATGCGTGCCGCGATCGTCACCTGCGACGTGAACAGCCTCGACCCGCGTGGTGTCGAGGCGGGCGTCATCCCGGCGCTTGACTCGGATCAGCATGTGCACCTGTGGGTGTTCACCCCGGGTGAGGCCGGCGGGTTCACCGAGTACAACGTCGCGCCGGGCGAGCCCGACGGCGATGGGCTCATCGCGCCCGGCACCTGGATGTGGCCGCCGCGCGTCTGAACGTGCGGGCGTAGACTGAGGGCGCGGTGGAGAACTGGGGTTGATCGCCCGGGGGTAACCGCCGCCCCGCAGTGCCGATCGCCTGCGGGTGCGTTGGTAGCTCAGCGGATAGAGCACCCGCCTCTCGGCGGGAGGACGGTGGTTCGAGTCCATCCTGACGCGCGGGGGTCGAGGTCTTCGGACTGAGTCACCGGCTCAGCCTTGCTGAGCTATGCGGCGTTGCGGCCGGGCTACAGCTGCGGCGTTGCGGCCGGGCTACAGCTGCGGCGTTGCGGAAGGAAAACGGTGGCCCCGCAGGTAGCTGACGTGCGGCGACCCGCAAAAATTGCATCGATCTTTGAAGGCCGGGTTTGTGCGGGTGTGCCGAGGCCACCCACATGAGAGATCAACAAATGCGCTCGGCGACCGCACACGCGAGCAGCCACAACAAAAAACGCCCCGCCCCTGAGCCGTGTTGGCTCGGGGGCGGGGCGCTGTTGCTGCGTGGGCGCCGACGCCTCGCACGTCGGAGGGTGCTGCTCGCCCAAAGTGGTCAGCGGCGGTCGACACGATGCCCGCTCACCGGCTCGCCCTGTCGATCTCGATGAGCATCTGCTCGGCCACAATCTGCGCCGCGAGATCAAACGCGTCGCGCAGCCTGTCGGATTCCTCAACCGGCCGCGTGCTCACGTTCGGCGCGTCCAGGTACGCCGCCCTGGCGGCGCGGAATTGCTCCGCCCGGTCGCGCATGGATTGGCTGATCTGGCTGATCTGCATTGCCCCTCCTAGGGTGTGGGAGGGGACCGTGGTGATTCGAGCGCCACGGTCCCTTCGTCGTCAGTGGTTGAAGTGGGCGAGCACCGTGTTGCGCTCGCGGTCGGTCAGGGCGCCCCACTGGAGTTCCAGCTCGGGCAGCAGCGCCTCCGCCATGCCCGCGTTGGTGGCGCCCCGGGCGCGTAGCTCGTCGACGACGGTCGCGATGACCTGGTCGCTGTCGTGCAGATTCATGATCTCGATCTCCTTCGGTTTGGGGTGTCCTGGCTTTCACGGCAACGGCCGGACAGTGGCCCGGTCGCCGCCGTGACGGTCAGGCTGTGGAGGAGGCGCCGACGCCTCGCTACAGATCCAGGTCCGGGAAGAGCGCGTCAGCCTCGGTCCAGCGATCGCCGATCACATCGCGCGCCTCGCGCCAGGTGTCGAACGGTGGGTACTGCTGGACCTTCGCGCCCGTAGCCGCGTCGATGATCCAAAACTTGCCGGTCTCAAAAAGCGTGGTCATCTGTCTGTCCAATCTGGTCGGTGGGAGGGCGCCCGTCATCGCAGCGGGCGCCCGAGGTCGGTCAGCGCTTGGCCAGGTGCGCCAGCGCCTCCCTGTCGGCGGCGCTCAGGATCACGGCCGGGTGGCCGGGGCTGGTCGGGACAAGCTCCTCAAGGCGCTTGGCCTGCGCGCGTGCCCGGCGCTCGGCACGCTTCGCCTCGGCCTTGGCGTCCGCCTCGGCCTTGCGCTGGCGGCGCGTCTCGACACCCTTCGCGGCACTCTGGCGGCGGCGCTGCGCAGCCTCTTCGTCGATCTCGGCGGTGACCGTGGTCGGCTGGGCAGCGGTCTCGCTCTGCTCCATCTCGTCGAAGTCGGGGCCGACCAGGCTGGCGATAACCTTGACGCCAGCGGCGATCAGCACGAGTGCGCCGAAGATCAATCGGGCGGCGATGGCGCCAGGGGCGGCGACGTTGACGGCGGCGCTCATCACGGCGAGCACGCCGAACATCCTGAGCGCGCCCCGCTTGGCAGCGGGCCTCATGCCGGCGGTCTGGACGATGCCGAGCATGCGCAGCATCGAGATATCGACCACGGCGGGGATAACCCAGCCGAGTATGCCGATGCCCTCGATCGTGGTGAGCCAGTGGGCCTGGTGATGGTAGGTGATCGCGAGGACCGCGAGGACGATCAGGCGGGTGTCGCGCTTAGCCGCTTTGATGGCCTTGAGCATGGCGGGGACGACGCCGCGGGCGTACTCGGTGCGGAACTGCTGGGTCAGGCTGGCGTTCATGATTCCCTCCAGGGGATGAGTGTGGGCCGCGTTGCGCGGCAAGGGGTTTGAGGCTTGATGGGCTGAGCGCCCACGGCGAGGGCCCCGTAGGGCCCCACCGTGATCCGTTCAGTGACCGTTGGCGCACTCGCCGCCGGAGCCGAGCCACTCGCCGCAGCTGCCGCAGCGGGACCCCTCGTCGCGCGGCTTGGCCGGGGGCTTGAGGAACTCCCTGAGCAGCTCGTCGCGCCTGCGCTTGCCCTCGTCCTTCTTCGACATGCTGATCTCCGATCTCGTTGGGGTGCATGGGGTCGTGCTCACCGCCCGGACTGTGAGGGGCCGGTGAGCTGTGCGTTTCGTACTGGGGTGCTGGCGACCTTCGGGGTCTCGGACCCGGGCGGTTCTGGGGGCTTCGTCTTCGGTTCCGCGCCGTATCGCTGTCCACATCCCAGAGGTGCTTGTCCGCGGCAGTTGGCTTGTCCTGCGCTGTTCTGGTTCGGAGTCTTTACTCGGCGACGCTTCCTTGACTTCCCCAGCCGTTGCTCCCGGTTCGGAGTGGCTGGCCACGCTGTTCACTTGTGATGACTAGTATGCCTCGATACCGAGGCTCTCTCAACCGGAGTCCGAGCAGGCAAAACACGGGTGATCGTGCGGGGGCATAGAGCCGGGGGCGACCATGGAGCGCCTCGGAATCCGGACATTCTAGTACACGGTCACGGAGCGTCATGGATGGAGATCAAAAAGGTAAGTGCCTCGATACCGTGGCGCCCTTACACCCTGTTGACTATGTCCGAAATGCTGACCGAACGGTGGAGCCCGACTGTTGCCAGAGCGTCCGCTTGTGTCCGATTCGATGCTAAAAGATCTAGCGTTTGAAGATCTACAGTACGGGTGTCCTGCACAAACCGGACAGCCCTCAAGCTGTACGCTGCGTTATCGAGGCTCTCTATGCTACCCTCAGGCCATGCCACCACCCGTTATCCGCATCACCGTAGACGGCAAACTCGCGCTCACCGTCGAGCAGGCAACCCAACGCATAGGCGCCTCGTCGCCCGACGGCGTACGGCGCGAGATCAGCCGGTACAAGCTCCAGCACGTGGCCGAGCTAGACGGCAAGAAAAAGCTCTACTCCGCCAGGGAGTTCGACGCCATGTGGAAAGCGCGCCCCGGTACAGGCTCACCCGGTAAGCCGCGCGCCAAGCCGAAGACGTCCCAGGCATAGAGCGGCGCTAGCGCACCCGGGCCGCGATGCGCATCGGGTGGACCTCCACCAGCCCACCACCGTCGACTTGCACCACCGGCCGGCCGCGCGGCGAAACTTTGACGATCTCGCCTTGGCGGTCGTCGCAGAGCCGGACGCGGTGGCCTCGGGAGACCGGAGGATTGATCGACTACCCCGATTGATCCGTCTGGCCGATCATCGATCAATCCGGTTATCCAGATTGGATCGCCGTTGAGGTGCCGTGCGTAACAGGCCGGACATGATCGAGTCAGCAATTCACTCACGCGAGGTCAGCGCGTTGGGTGCAAGTTGCATTTTGCTGCATGATCGATGCCGCTAGATCTAGTGACCTTGGTTATTGGCATGTCACCCTAGTGTTTCGCTGTCCGGGGTGTGACATTCGCCCTAGATTGGTCGGCCATGTCTAACTTAGGGGAGGTTAGTCCAGCATGTCCCTATCCAACTCCGGCGCCGGGTTCCGTCTCGGCGGCGCGATCATGATGGCCATGGGGGTCCTGCTCTTCGCCATTGTGCAAACTGCGGCCATGGTCAGCACGATGCGCGAGCACCTCCGCGCGGGCGCCGCGACAACATCCACGATGCTGGTCCTCGTCGGTGCCGTGGCGACGGCGGTCGGCATAGTCCTCGGCCGGCTGAGCAGGTGCACCCTGGTCTACGTCGACCGCTCCGCCTGGCCGGAGCCGCAGTCCAACAGCGATCCAGCCCGCGACCAACCAACGGACGGGAAGCCTGTCGCGCCAGGCCTGGCCGGAGAGTTCGCGACCTACCTCCAGGCCATGGACGATCTGAAGCGCGGGCAGGGACACGAGTGACGGCCTGGCGAGCCGTTGCATGATCCGTTGCACAACGTCTAAGACTCAGTTGGAATCAGTTAGCGTCAGTTAGCGTCACAACCGGCTCTGAGCTGGGGCGTGACGCTAACTGACGCTTCCTGATTCTGCCGATTGAGTGACTTAAAATCGGCTGCTCGAAAGAGCGTGCGGGTTCGAGTCCCGCCCCGGGCACTCCCAGGTCATGCGGCCTTTTTGCGGACCGAATCGAGTTCCACAACGTTGTCCGGCGGCGGGTCCGTTGCAAGATCCGTTGCAGAATCGTACAGCAGCCCTCCGATGGCGTCGGCGACCTCGCTGCGCATCTCGTCGAGGATGTGCTGATAGCGCTTCAACATCGCCTCCGACGACCACCCCAAGGCGTCCATCACGAGGCGCTTCTGCACACCCTTGAGCAACAGCAGCGTCGCCGCAGTGTGGCGTGAGTCGTACGGTCGGGCGTCGGGCAGCCCGGCCTCGGCGAGGATCGCCTTGGCCTCCTCCCAGTCGTCGTGCTCCAGGATCACCCGGCCCTCAGCGGTGGCGAACAGCGCACCGGTCTCCACCCACAACTCGCCGGCCGCCTGCCGCTCCTTGTCCTTCTGCTTGAAGTGCGCGATCAGCTCGGCCGTCATCTCCCGGAACAGGACGATGGTCCGCTTGCCCGCCTTCGACTTCGGCGCCTTGCGCACACGACCGCCAGGCAGCGGCCGTCCGTCCGGTCCGATGCCGCCGTGCCGGGCCGGGCACATGCGTGCGTGGCTGGCGCAACCCGGTTCGCAGTACGGGCTGCGGTCTGGGCAGCCGTTGCGGTGGTAGCGCAGATGCGCCCGGCCTTTGCCCGAGCAGGGCCGCTTGTGCTTGGCGCCGGGGCAGTTGGCCGGGTCCTTGCATCCGTGCTGCCACGCTCGCCGGAACAGGTTCTCTTTGACGCGCAGCAGCCCGACGACCTCGTCCAGGTCGACGGTGTCCCACCGCTCTTGCGGAATGATCGCCTTAGTCTGGCGGTCGATGATCCGGAAGTCCTCGTCCATCATGGCCAGTGCCTCCCCCGGCCGTAGCCCGAGCGCGGAGCCGACCGTCCAGCGCGCGGGGTTGCGCCGCCGCCGCGCGGAGGTCATCACGAGCTTGGCCTCTTCGACCGTGAACGGGGTCACCTCGGGTGACTCGTGCTCGGGGACGTCGACCGCCTCGGCCGGGTTCCAGAACAGTCCGGTCTCCTTCGCACGGGCGACCGCGGCCTTGAGCTGCATGCGCAGGTGCCGGTAGGCGCGGTTCGGCTTGTCCGTGGACTTCGGATCCGCACGCCGGATTCGCTTGAGCATCAGGTCGATCGCCTCGGACTCCATGTCGGGCAGGTCGCAGTCGTCAATGTTGGGGAGGATCAGCTTCTCTGCCGTGTCCCGGTAGTCCTTGAACATGTTGTGGGACACCTTCGGGAACTTGATCTCATACACCCAGTATCGGATCCACTCGTGCAGCCGCTTGGGCTTCTTCACCGAAGGCGCGACGCCGGCGGCCCGCCGAGCGATCGCTGCGGCCTGTTCGTCCTCAAACGCGCGGACCGCGTCCTCACACTCTTCCTGCGATCGCTTCTCGATGTGCTTGCTTTTGGGTCGCCCGCTGGCGTATCTGACTGGGTTCCCGTAAGCGTCCTTTATCGGCACGTAGGCGTTCCACCTGCCCGTGAGGTGGCCGTTGCCGTCCTTGCCCTGGGTGACCGGGACGGAGATAGGACGCTTCTTCGGGGGTCGCGACATAGCGACTCCTTACTTTGTGAGGTTGGGGGATGGGTCAGCGTCGGCGCGTAGGCGCTTGGCCTTTGGCGCGCTCAGCTGCCGATGGTTCGCGGATGTCACGCAGGCCGAGCCGCTTCTTCCAGAGGTCCACCGAGGTGGCGATCAGCCCTCGAAGATCCTTCTTTGCGGGCTCGGGGATGCGTTCGTCCGCGAGCAAACTGGCTGGCTCCTGGAGCGCATCGTCGATCGTCGGCGGGAACGGTGGAAGGTCCCACTCCTCCCGGGTCACGAGCCCTATGGCTACCGCAGCCTCCCTAGGGTCTAGCCCCATGGCCAGACACGCGCGACGGACGGTGGCCGGGTCGCCGATGCCCTTGCCGTTCTCCCAACGGTTGAGGGTGGACTTGCTGAGATCCGCCTCCGAAACGACGCGGTCCTGTGTCCAGCCCTTGCGGATGCGAGCGTTGCGGAACCAGGTGCCAAAGGTGGCACTTTCTCCCTGGCCCTCGTCTCGCATGTGACAACCGTAGGCGGCAACGGTCCATCCGTCGCGTGTCGCCGCAGACACGTGTCTGTCATGACGCCCCGGTCCGCGCGGCCCCTGACTCGCAACTTTGGGCCGATTGTGACGTGTCATGCGTGACACAGTAGCCGACGCCTAGCCGCCCAGAAAAGACCCGAGCGTGCCACTTGCGTGTCACTACTGATACCCGTAGCCTACGTGTCATGGGTGATACGCGAGCCATTGGTTCAACTGCCATGGGTGACACGCGCTGGGTCCTCAATCTCGACCTCTACCGCAGCAGGACCAGTGCCCTGGGCGCGACTACGGCCGAGCAGCGGCGCCAGAAGGCGGGCATCTCCCGCTCCACAGAGCACCGCTGGCGGCACGGCCGCACGGCACCGGACTGGGACAAGGCCCAAGAGGTAGCCGACAGGTTGGGCGTCGCGCGCGACGAGCTGATCGTGCGGGTCGCAGCATGACCGCGACCACGTCGCCCCGCGCCACCCTCCGCCGTCGCGAGGCCGCCACCTCGCTCGGCGTGAGCCTGTCCACCCTCGACCGAATGATCGGCTCGGGTGAGTTGCCCAGCTTCCTTCGAAAGCGGACCCGCTTCATCCCGGCAGCCAGCGTGCAGGAGTACATCGCGCGCAAGCTGCGAGGTGCCGCGTGAGCCGGGGTACCCGTGGCCCAGCAGGGCGTGCCGGCCGCGGCCCGTCCGGCTACGCGGGCGTCCGCTCCGGCGGACGCACCACCACCGGTGGTGGAGGTGGCGGGAAGAAAGCCCTCGGCTGCTGGTCGGTGGTCCTGCCCGCCGCAATGGCGCTCAGCCTGGCTGGCGCTGGCGCGGGCATGGCCGCCTGTCACCCTGTCGCCCCGCCTGCCCACTCGCCGCGCCCGATGCAGTCCGCGCGGCAGCACGCCGCCACATAGACCGCCGGGCGGGTCTGGCACATCGCTGTAGGGCCCGTCAGCGCACGGGCCGCTCGACGACACCCGACCGGTCGTCGAGCGGCCCACAAACCCTAAGCCACGAAAGGAAACCCTATGAGCGTCACCATCGTCCGGCCGCTAGACCTGGACACCCTGCGCCTCGACAAAGGCGGACACCATGCACCCACCGGCACCGCCCCCGGTCCCGGTGAGATGTGCCTGCTCGAGGCATGCGCGTGGATGGCCGGCGAACCCTGGACCGACCACCCGGCCTGTGTGTCGCGGGTGCTGGCCGGCTTCGGCCGCGACCTCAACGACCTGCTACCCGACGGTAAGCGCAAGCGGCTGGTACCGCTGATCCCGGCCATGCTCGGCACCGCCGGCGACGGCCTCGACGAGGCCCGCTCCTACCTGGCGCTGGATTGGCTGATCCGCACCTACACCCCGGCGTGGCTGGACCTGGCTGGGCTGACCGAGCAGGCGCAGGCGCTGCGTGGCATGCGACGGATTGTGGATTTGGTGGCTGCTCAGGCTGCTGGCCCGGTGGTGCGGGCGGCGAGGGATGAGGCGGCCGCCGCCTGGGACGCCGCCTGGGCCGCCGCCTGGGCCGCCGCCTGGGACGCCGCCTGGGCCGCCGCCTGGGCCGCCGCCGGGGCCGCCGCCGGGGCCGCCGCCGGGGCCGCCGCCAGGGCCGCCGCCGGGGCCGCCGCCGGGGCCGCCGCCAGGGACGCCGCCTGGGCCGCCGCCGGGGCCGCCGCCAGGGCCGCCGCCTGGGCCGCCGCCAGGGCCGCCGCCAGGGACGCCGCCAGGGACGCCGCCTGGGCCGCCGCCGGGGACGCCGCCTGGGCCGCCGCCAGGGCCGCCGCCGGGGCCGCCGCCAGGGACGCCGCCGGGGCCGCCCTCAACCCGACCGTCGACCACCTCCAGGACTCCGCCATCGACCTGTTCGGCCGCATGGTGCGCCCTGCCTGACCACACAAAGACAAATGGCCCCGACGCAACCGGGGCCATCCGGACCACAACCCAACCACGGAAGGACAAGATCATGGACCAGCCATCAACCTACACCCTCACCCAGAAAAACGAGCACGGGCAGCCGGTCAACACCATCACCGGCCTGACCCAGGGCCGCGCCGAGATGCTCGCCGCGCTGCTCGCCACCGGCGACGCCTACACCAGCGCCCAGCCCTGGACCGTCGACGTCGTGCGCGAGCTCAGCCGCGCCGAGCAGTTGGCCAACGTCGCCGGCGCCTGGATGGCGATGGTCGACCAGCTGGCTGCCGTGGCCGGGCTGCGGACGCGGATGCCTGCCAGCGGCCAGTACTGCGCGGGGGGTCACTACGGGGTCGAGTTCGTGACGATCGCCCCGCCGCCGGTGCAGCCCGTCGACGAGCCCGCGTCGCCGGATGTGTTCGCCGAGGACCTGGCGGCCGGCGAGGCCGCCGAAACCGTTGCGCCGCAGCCGATCGAGCCGGACGAGGCCGAGGCGATCGCGCGGATGGTCGTGCCCGAGGACATCTCCCTGCCCGATGCGATCGCGCCGGAGCGGGTCGCCGAGATCGTCACCGAGCTGAACCGGCTGACCCGCGATCCGGACGACGGCATCGACTGGTGGGACTGGATCGAGGGCGTGCCCGAGTTCGACCGCGAGGCCACGTCGAACGTGAGCGACACCGGCGTCCTGGTCCTCGTTGACGGGACGGTGCTGCGGTACGTGGAGAACACCTCGTGGCGCGCGACCGGACCGGCCGAGCCCGTCGACGAGGCCGACGCCACGCCGGTGACGTTCGTCGACGGGCTGGCGCACGACGGCCAGCCCGAGGCGAGCCGGTGCGGCGGTGCGGCGTGAGCACCCCGTTTGTCACCCCGATGCGGCGGGTCGAGGTCGTGCAGACCGGCCGTGACCGGCTCGAGGCACGCCACCCGGCCACCGGGCAGCTGCTCGGCACCGCCTGCCGGTCACGCGGCTCGGATTGCGAGTGGATCGGGTGGCTGGTCGAGGCCGGCCGCCACCGTCAGGTCGCGGCCACCATCGCCAGCGCCTCGGCGCTGCTCAGCGAGTTCGCGGCGTCCACGCTGGACGGTGGCCGGTGATCACCCCCGACATCATTCCCGGTTTCGAGGAAACCGACGCCAACCGCGCGTACACGCCGGCGCCGGGCTGCTGCGCCGACTGCGACGACGCGCTCGATTTCCAGGCGTGGCAACAGGAGTGGGCGTCATGAAGCGGCAGCAGTACCGGCCGTGGCCGGTGGATGCCTTGTGGGCATGGGGTGGGCGGATCGCCGACCTGCCCGGCCACATGCTCGACGACCTCGCCGACCGGATCTCCCGCATGTCTGGCGTGCCGTGGGACATCCAGCGAGCACAGCGGCAAGTGGGCCGCGCTGGAGAGGCGGTGACCACGGATGCGTGACCCGCTGATCGACCTGCTCGCGCTGCTCGGCGCAGCCCTGGCCGGTGGTGTGGTCACCGCCGGCGCGATCGCCCTGTGGCACCGCTACGAGATCGCCCGCATCGCCGTCTCCCGCCGCCAGCTCGCCGCGCAGTGGCAGAGCCTGGGCGAGCTGTGGGCGGCAATCGACCCCACCGACCGGCCGACCTACCGGCTGACCTGGGGACAACGCACCCTGCTCGCCCTGGCCGTCGCCCGCAACGCGGTGGCCCCAATCACCGACGCCCTCAACGCCATCACGACCGCTGGAGGTGACCGCAATGGCGCGAAAGAGTGAGCACAGCAAGAAATCCGGTCTGGGCAAGGAGATCCGCCGCCGCCAGCATGATGCGCAGCGCCGCGTCGACCGCGAACGGGAGGCCGAAGCCGCCAGAGCCGCCGCCCACGAGGCCCACCTTGAGCAGATCCGCCGCACCCTGCGCGAGGCCGCCGCGGTCATCGCCGCCGAACGGCGCCTGGCCGAAGCGCTCGCCCCGAGCAGCTTCGGGTGGGGGCCGTGGGGGTACCTGCTGCCCGAGCCGGCCGCCCGGCCGGCCGAGCCGGTCCGCCCGGCGTCGTGGGTCGACACCCCCGATGGGCTGCGGCTGCGGGTGGCCATCACCCTGCCGCCGGCACCCCGGCGGCCCAGGGTCGGAGCCCGGTCCCGCTTCTTGGCCCTCGCCGGAGCCGCCGCATGAACAGCGTGCTCGTCCGGCTGCTGTGGCTGTCCCTGCACGGCTGCGGCATCGCCGCCGGCGCGGTCGCCATGGTGGCGGCCGTCGCCGGCGCAGGGCTGGCCGTTGTCGTGCACCCGGCTTTCGCGGCGATCCCGGTCGTGGTGGTGGCGGTGCTGTGGCCGCTGGCCGTGGCTGCTGACCGCCGCGACGCCCGGATGCGGCGGCCGGTCCGGGAGGCGTGGGACTCGCCGACGATGCTGCTTCCGATCATCGACCGGCCCGAGGCCAGCCCACACCGCAACGGCTTTGCCGACCGGGCGGCCGGCGCCGAATCGCCGACGACGCCGCACACCCTGCCCGGCCGCCCCGCAGTCATCCGCCGCGACGGGCCCACCATCCAGCTCCCCGCCCAGCGGGCCAACAACGGAGACGACCACCAGTGATCAAACGTGTGAACCGTGGGAAAACCCACCACTACATAGACACCGACACCGGCGAACGCCGAAGGCAGCCTCCGGCCGCGGCCGTCGCGGCGGGACCGTCTACAACCAGCACGAACCGGGCGGTGAGAACTGATGACGATGTCGATCAGTGAAGCGAACGCCGTCAACACGGTTGCCCGCTACGTCCTCGGCATCCCCAACCACGCCGGGCCGATCAGCGACGAGCGCGTTGGCGAGGCGCTAGACCTGCTCACCGCCAAGGCATACAAGGTCCTGTCCGCAGGCCTGCGCGCGGAGGAAGTCCGCGAGGCATTCGCCAAGCGCCGCAAGGCGGTCGCGCCATGACGCAGCCGAAACGCCAGCCTCCCACCACCGCCTGGGGCGCCCTGCTCGTCGCCGCCGACATCCTCGAGCAATCCGCCGGCCTCACCCGCGCCGACCGTGTCGCAGCCGACTACATCGCCGGCCGCAGCGACCCATACGCCGCGCTACGCAACGCCCTATGGCCGGCACCCGAGCAAATCCCCTGGGAGCACGGCGGCATCCCCGTCGACCGGACAACCGGCCGCCCGTACTGGGCCGCCCTACGCCGCCTCGACATCTCGCTCGGCGGATACGGCGACGGCATGCTCGCCGAGATCGACCGGCTGTGCGAGGCGCCCGGCGCGACGGTCGCCAGCGTGGCCGCAGCGATGCGCGACGCCGCGCGCAGCACCACCCCAGTCAAGGCGGTGAGTCGATGAAGGTTCAGCCCGGCGGGATCGTTCTCCCCGGCCGCACGCATCCCGATCGGCACGCGCTGCCGGTCGCCGCCGGCGTCCTGTTCGTCGACGAGCACGACCGGGTGCTGCTCGTCGAGCCCACATATAAGCCGTACTGGGATTTGCCGGACGGCATCCTCGAGGCAGGCGAATCCCCATGGGCCGCAGCACAACGCGAGGTCAAAGAAGAACTCGGCCTCGACATCCGACCCGGCCGGCTCCTCGTGGTCGACTACCTCCCACCCCGCCCCAACGCTGGCGAAGGCCTGCGGTTCGTGTTCGACGGCGGGCAGCTGGACGTCGACGTCGACATCCGCTTGGACCCGGGTGAGCTGCGCTCGTGGGACTGGTGCACCCCGGCCCAGATCGCCGAGCGCACCAAGGATGCGCCGCTGCTGCACCGCCGCATCATCGCCGCCCGGCTGGCCGCCAGCGCCCTGATGCTGCCCGTCTACCGCGAGTCAGGGAGGCGCCCCAAGTGAGCCAGCTCGACGCGTTGATGCCCGACGACCCGAGCTGCCCGAACAGCCGGACATTCAAGCGTGAGTTGTTGATCGAGCTGCGCAAGGTGTCCATCGTCCGCCGGGGCGTGACGCTTCGCCTGCGTCCCAAGCGATCGGGGCGGCAGCGATGACGGTGCCCTTGTTCACCTTCGAAAATGAAACCGTATTGCGTGATCTGGTTGGCGCCGACGTCACGCCGACGTCTGCGCCAGCAATCGCGGCTGTCGCTGTCGGCGACTTCACGCCGCAACCGCAGCAGCAGCAGGCAATTGACAAAATCACCGACTGGTTCGCCGACGACAGCAGGCAGATCTTTCGTTTGTTCGGCTATGCGGGCACCGGAAAAACCAGCCTTGCCCGGCACATCGTGGATCAGCTCGGCCTGCAAAGGGTTTCGTACGGCGCCTTCACCGGCAAAGCGGCCTACGTGTTGCGTACCAAGGGTTGCGAGGGGGCGTCGACTGTCCACAGCCTGATCTACCAGCCTGTGGAAAAGGTACGCGCACACCTCAATGAGCTGCGTGCCAAGCTGGCCGAGGTCGGTGACCTCGAGCGTGCCGAGTTGCTCGCCGACATCAAACGGGAACAAGCGAAGGCCGATTCTCCCGACTGGATCCTGCGTGAAGAGTCCGAACTCGAGTTCACCTCGCTGCTTGTGCTTGATGAGGTGTCGATGGTCGGTGAGCAAATGGCCAAGGACTTGCTGTCCTACGACTGCAAGGTGCTCTGCTTGGGTGACCCGGCGCAGCTGCCGCCCGTCGACGGCGGCGGATGGTTCATCAACGCCCCGGCCGACCACCTGCTGACCGAGATTCACCGGTCGGCGCTCGACAGCCCGGTCACGAGGATGGCGACCGCGATCCGCGACAGCGAACCGGGCCGCCGCGACTACGGAGTGCCCGGCCGCGACGGTGACTCCGGCCGCATCAACCGCCTCACCGTGGCGGAATTACTCGCCTTCGACCAGGTTCTCGTGGGCCGCAACGCCACGCGGTGGCAGGCCGTGCACCTCCTACGCGCCCTACGCGGCCTGTCCGGCCCGCCGCAGCGCGGTGACCGGATCATCGTGCTCGCCAACTCGTCCGAGGCCGAAGTCTTCAACGGCCAGCAGTTCGAAGTGTTGGACACCGCACCCGCCGACCGCGAAGACCGGCACCGGCTACTCGTCCGCGACGACGAAGGCCTCGAACGCTGGCTCACCACCTGGGCATGCGGGTTCAAGGACCTGGAAGGCGAGAAGACCGCGAAACGCGAAGGCCGCGGCACCATCGTCGCCGCCACGTTCGGGCAGGCCATCACCACCCACAAAAGCCAAGGGTCCCAATGGCCAAAGGTTTTGGTCATCGACGAGTCGTCGGTGTTCTACGGCGCCGCATACCGCGAACACGCCAAGGTCGCCGGGCCTGAGGTCGCAGCGATCGAAGGACACGTCAACGGGCGTAGATGGCTTTACACAGCCATAACGAGAGCGTCGCACCAGGCCGTGATCGTGCCAGCCCTCAACGGGGTGATCACCGCATGACGATTCCGTGCACCGTGAACGAATGCACAACGCCAGTTAAGGCGCTAGGGCTGTGCCAGAAGCACTACATGCGCCGACGCCGGACCGGGGACGCGACCATGGTTCGCAACACGAATGGCCCCGCGAACGGGCGCTGGAAGGGCGACGCGGCGAAGTACACCGCGGTCCACCATCGCCTCTACCGCCTCCGTGGCCCGGCGGCAAGGCACCCGTGCGAGCACTGCGCCGGTGACGCCGAGGACTGGGCATACGACCGCACCGATCCGAACCAGCTGATCGACCTGGAAACCGGCTTCCCGTATAGCACCGACCCGGCGCGGTATCTCGTGCTGTGCAAGGTCTGCCATTACCGATTTGACCGACAGGAGCTCAACGGGGTGATCACCGCATGACGACCAACACCGTCCTGTACGGGCTGCGCTGCACCGACCCTGACCCGGTCGGTCACCGCGCAGGCCACATCTACGCCGAAGGGCAAGATCGGGAAACCATCGCGCGCCTCGCCGCCGACAGTCGGTGCTACGAACTGGTCACCTCGACCGACGGCGGCCAAACCTGGGCGAGGGCAGAATCGTGACCACCCTCGAGTTGACGGCCGTAACCCGCGACCAGGCAGTCGACTTCATCCGACGCCTACACCGCCACGCCCGCCGACCGCAGGGCTACCGATTCGCCGTCGGAGTCTCCTCCGCCGGCGAACTCGTGGGCGTGGCCACCGCTGGCCGGCCCGTTGCCCGCGCCCTCGACGACGGCCACACCATCGAAGTCACCCGCGTCTGTACCGACGGCACACCGCACGCCTGCTCAATGCTCTACGGCGCCTGCTGGCGAGCTGCCAAAGCACTCGGCTACCAGCGAGCCATCACCTACACCCTCACCACCGAACCCGGCACGAGCCTGCGCGCCGCCGGATGGATCCGCGTGGCCGAGTTGCCCGCTCGTTCCGGTTGGGACACGCCCGGACGCCCGCGTGAGCCCAATGGGTCGCAGCTGATCCCACGGCAGCGGTGGGAGATCCAACGGACATAGCCCGGCACCTCGCGGACATTTCGAGGCACCACAAGACAACCAGCCACCTGACCGACCAGATTGGACAGACGTGAACAACAGCCCACCCGATGACGGCCGCACCATCAAGCCGTTCGCCGCGACCCTCCAGGAGATCGCCGCCGGCGCCTTCCACACCCGCGTCAGCGAACAGCTACAGGACCTCGTCACCGCTGTCACCGACACCGGCAAGAAAGGCTCCCTCACGCTCACGTTGACGGTCGCGCCGATCAAGCCGGGCAACACCACCAATCTTGTCGTCACCGGCACCACCGCCGTCAAGGCGCCCAAGTCGGATGACGACTCGCCGAGCTCGGTGTTCTTCCACGACAACTCCGGCAACCTCACCCGCAACGACCCCAACCAGCTCGCCCTGCCCCTGCGCGGGCTCGACTCCGGAAAGGCCGCAAACGCATGACGACCGAAGCCGACGCCATCATCAACGCCGCCCGCATGAGCACCGAACCGCACATCCTGGATCTGGGCGAGTACCACATCGTGCCCACCGCCAACGGCGACGTGCGGATCTTCGACCTCACCGGCGACCAATACCGCGACACACCACGCCACAAAACCGGCACCGTCACGGTCCGGGATGTCCCCTCATTCCTTGCCGTCTACGGCAAGCACGCCAGCCCCGACGCCGAAGTATTCGCCGACCGTACCCGCGCCACGATCACCGCCATCCTCGACGCCCACACCGGCCACGGCGGCACCCCGCAGTGGCAGGGCCACCGGGTGATGCTCGCGCTCAAGCACACCGACGCGTTCAACGCATGGTCAGGCGTCAACGGTAAAATGATGTCGCAGAACGACTTCGCCGAGTTCATCGAAGACCGGCGAGCCGACATCATCACACCGGCCGCCGCCGACGTCCTCGAGCTGGCCCAAACCTTCCAGGCCACCACGAAGGTCGACTTCAAGTCGTCGACGATTCTCAAAACGGGGCAGCGGCAACTGTCCTACGTCGAGTCGATCGACGCGTCGGCCGGGCATCGCGGCGAAATGGCCGTCCCCGACCACCTGCAGCTCGCCGTCGCGATATTCGAGGGTGCGACGGTCGCCGACGCGATCACCGCCCGGCTGCGGTTCCGGATCGTCGACGGCAAACTCAACCTCGCCGTGATCCTCGACCAGCTCGGTGACGTGGTCCGGGCCGCGTTCGAGGGCGTCATCGCCGACGTCCAAGCAGACATCAAAGTGCCTGTCCTGCGCGGCACCCCGTCATGACGACCAGCGTGTCCGATGCCGAGTTGTCCGCCCTCATGGCGGACCTCGGTCTCGCCCCGGCCGCGGCGCCCGTTAAGGCGCCGCGGCCATGCGACGACCCGTTCTGCACAGGCACTACGGCCGCGTGTGGGTGGGCGCCGGCCGGACACATCATCCGGCCCCAGGGCGGCAGGACCATCACGGCAGCCATGCCGGTGGCCACCCTGGTCCCTACGGCTACGCCAGCCGGGCCGCCGCCGTCGACTGTCGCCGAGATGCGCGACGTCCTCACCGCGCTGGACGCCAACCGGCCACGCAGCCGGCAAACGTCACTCGGCCCGTCGGAGCTGGGCACCCCCTGCCAGCGGCAGATCGCGATGAAACTCGCCGGTCTGCCACGCCAGCCGGAGGACAAACGGCCGCCGTGGGCGCCCATGCAGGGCACCGCCCTGCATGCCCTCATGGAGGAGGCGCTGCGGTTCCACAACGCCCAACTCGGCCGGCAACGCTGGATTGTGGAAGAGCGTCTGGTCGTCGACCCGGGCCTACCGGACATCGACCCGATCTGTGGGCACGGCGACGCTTTCGACACCGACACCGGCATGGTGGTCGACTGGAAGTACGTCGGTGTCACCACCCTGCGCGAGGTCAAACGCAAGACGATTCCCAATGAGCAGCTCGTCAAGCCCGACTACCGCGTGCAGGCCCACCTCTACGGGTACGGGCATGAGCGGGCCGGCCGCGAGGTGCGGTGGGTGCGGCTGGTCTTCCTGGCCCGCAGCCACGATTACGCCGATTCGACGGAGTGGACGGAGCGCTACGACCCGGACGTAGCCATCCAGGCAATCAGCCGCTACTACGCCACCTTCGACCTCATCGCCAGCCTTCAGCTCAACGCCAACCCCACGTTGTGGGCTGCCACCCCAGCAGCCCCAGGCAAAAGCTGTGCGTGGTGTCCATTTAGGAGGGTCGGCGGGCCCGCTGACGGTACCGGTTGCCCAGGGGATACCGAAGACAAGATCGACAAGCAGCTACACGGGCTCATCGCCTGACAATCCACAAAGGAGAGATTGAAAATCATGGATGCTAATGAGCTTTTGATGTCGGGCGGCATCGCATCGATCGGCTGGAAGGACAACCCGGTCGGCTACACGGTGATCGGCACCATCGTCGACCAGCCCAAAGCAGAGCAGATGAAGAAGTTCGACTCCGACGAGCTCGACTTCTGGCCTTCCGGCGACCCGAAGATGCAGATCATGTGCACCATCCAAACCGATCTGCGTGACCCGGCCGACGCCAACGACGACGGCAAGCGGCGCCTGCACATCCCGCCGCGGATGCAGGGCCCGGTCCGCGAGGCCGTCAAACGCGCCAACGCCAAGGGGCTGGAAATCGGCGGCCGCATCGCCGTACGCCGGACCGGTGGCACCGGCGAGAAGGGCTCGCCGTTCGAGTTCGCCGCCGAATACGCCCCGCCTGCCCTCGACCCGGGCAGCCTCATGGGCACCAACGGCGCGACCAGCAGCGCCACCCTCGCCTCCGCCACCCAGCCCGCCCAGCCCGCGGCGGCGCAATCGCTCGGCCTCACCAGCCCCGCCACCCCAGCCCCGCCGCCTCCCGGTGTCGACCCGGCGGTATGGGCCGCACTCCCGGAAGCCCAAAAGGCCGCCGTGCTCGCAGCCATGGCCCCCGCCGGCCAGCCCGGCTTCTAACCCTTCAACGCACCCAACCGATTTCCCCGGCCCACCCCCGACCTCCCCGGGGTGGGCCGGGCTCCACATTAGAAACGAGGCATCGACCGGCATGACGGCAGGCGACGGTGACACGATCGACACGGCCACAGTCCGCCGCTGGCTGGCAATCCTCCACGGCGACAGCCCCGGCCACCTCCAAATCGCCCACACCGGCGACTGGTCCGGTGCCACCTTCCCGACCACCGCCCTCGACACGGCCACCACCTACGTGACCCGCCTCGACGCCGAAAAACGCGAAGGGATCTACTGCCGCGTCACCTCCCTGACCACGGCACCCGAGCCGGGAAAACGAGGCGGCGTCGGCGACTCCGCCGCCCTGCCCGCCCTGTGGGCCGACATCGACATCGCCGGACCCGGCCACGCCGAACACGACCTACCACCCGACGAAGCCGCCGGCCGCCAGATCGTCACCGAATCCGGCCTGCCCGAACCCACCATCTGGATCCACTCCGGCGGCGGACTCTACCCCATCTGGCTCCTCAACCGGCCCTGGCAGCTCACCGCCGACAACCTCGACCAGGCGAAGACGCTCGCCCGGGACTGGCAGCGGGTCATCGAGCACGCCGCCGCCAAACACGGCTGGCGGTACGGTCGCGGCGTCGGCGACCTCGCCCGGGTGCTGCGCATCCCCGGAACCATCAACCGCAAGGAAGGCCTGGCCCGGCCGTGCCGCATCATCGGCGCCACACCACACCGGTACACCGTCCACGAGCTCCAGGACGCGCTACGCACCACGATGGCCGCCATCACCCCGCCGGCACCCGCACCGGCACCGGCGGCCGCCACGAGCATGCTCAGCCCCGTCGAACGCCCCACCGGCACGCTTAGCCCCGGAGACGACTACGCCAACCGCACCGGCTGGGCGCAGATCCTCGGTCCAGCAGGCTGGACCGTCCACTACGAGCAGGACGGGGTCACCTACTGGACGCGGCCGGGCAAACGCACCGGCATCAGCGCCAGCACAAACGCTTTGGGCACCGACCGGCTCCACGTCTTCACCACCAGCGCGCCACCGCTGGAAGGCGGCGAATCCTACTCCAAACTCGGTGCGCTGGCAGCACTCCAGCATGGTGGAGACCACGCGGCGGCCGCCCGCGCCCTCGCCCGCTCCGGATACGGCAGCCCACTACCCGACCCCGCCGCACACAACCGCGCCGACATCGAAGCCCTGCTGGGCCAACCCATCCCGCAACTGCCACCACCAGCCCCGCCCGGCACCGCGGCGGGCCGGGGCGTGTGGACCGCCGAACTCGACGTCAGCAACCCCGCCGAGGCCGCCGACTGGCTCCGCGACAACGCCGGCCGCGGCCGCCTCGCAGGCCTGCTCCGCCGCCTCGACAACATCGTCCACACCCCACGCGAAGGCGAAGACGGATACCTACCGCTCACCGACGACAAAAACGACCAGGACGGCCCCGCACAAGTACGCCCGCTCGGCGACTCCACGCTCGCCTCCCGGATCACCTTCACCTACGGCTGCTACCGCCTGGTCAAGCAAGGCGAGGACCATGTGCCCAAGGCGGCCATCTTCCCGCGTAGCGCCGCCCGCGTCGCCGTCGACGTCCCGGACATGCTCCCGCACCTGCGCACGCTGCGCGGCGTCATCCACTCACCGGTGTTCCGGGCCGATGGCTCCCTCATCGACACCCCCGGATATGACCCGGCGACCGGCTTGCTGTACCTGCCCGAACCAGGCCTGTCCGTGCCACCCACACCCCAGCAGCCCACACCGGCCGACCGGGCCGCCGCCGTCGCACTGCTCGACGAGATGCTGGCCGGATTCCCGTTCATCTCAGAACACCACAAGGCCAACTACCTCGGCGCTCTGCTCACCCCGCTGCTGCGCGCCCTCACACCGCCGCCATACAAACTCCACGCCATCGAAGCCCACCAGCCCGGCTCAGGGAAGACCCTGCTGGCCAACCTCGCCCGCTGGATCCACGGTGGCGTGTTCCGAGCCGAACTGCCCGAGGACGACACCGAGCTGCGCAAGCAGATCACCGCCATCCTGTCCATCACCACCGGGCCCGTCGTCGTCCTGGACAACGTCTCCGGTGCCCTGCGCTCCAGCACCCTGGCCGGCCTGCTCACCACCGCGCAATGGGATGACCGGCCACTGGGCTCCACCTCCTGGACCCGCGCCGCCAACGACCGCCTCTGGACCATCACCGGAAACAACCTGTCCATCGGTGGCGATCTGCCGCGTCGCACGCTTCGCACAGTTATCGACCCCGGCCGACCCAACCCCGAATTGCGTACCGAATTTGCTATTCCAGCCCTTGACATATGGGTGAATGACCGGCGCGGTGAATTGCTCGCAGCGATGCTCACCATCGTGCGCGCCTGGGTCGTGGACGGAATGCGATTGCGCCCTATTCGTGCCTCCGATGGATACGCCAGATGGGTACGCACAGTAGAAAGCATTCTCCGCCACGCTGGCGTTCCTGGCCGGTTCGATGACCCGTCCACGCAAATCGAGGTCGGCTCCGACGACGACGAGTGGGCCGAGTTCCTGACCGCCGTGCACCGCGCCTACGGCACCCGCGGATTCACCGCAAAAGAACTGCTCGCCGATGTCGACACCGGCAACCTCATCCGCCCCGGGCTCATCCCCGTTGATGCTCTGCCTGGCGATTTGGAAACGAAGTTGGGGCGGGGAGGTGCCGCGCCAGGACTGGCGAAGACGCTCACGTGGTGGCTACGCAACCGATCCGGCCGGTGGGCGGGTGGGTTGACCGTGCGGGAGGCCGGTGTCGATGCCACGAAGAACAAGTTGTGGCGAATCTACACAAGTGGTCAAGGTCAACAGACAACCTCGACAACCTTGACAACTTCTGGGCCCCCCGCGCGCCCGCGATATATAGATCCACTACAGCGCGTAACCGGTTTGTCGGGTGGCGATGTGTCGTCCGCCGGGAAGTTGTCGACGTTGCACGGGTTGTCGGACGGCGGTCGCCATGACTGATCACCTCGTCACCACCCGGGCCAAACCGGCCACCTGCCACCGTTGTCGCGACCCGATCCTCATCGGGCTCGCCGACGGCCTCACCGCCCGCGTCGACGCCACACCGCTACCAGATCGCAATGCCGAAATCGCCGCCCTGCTCGCGGGTTTACGCACATACACCCGCTTCTCAAATGACGAACTCGCCTACCGCGACGCCGACCGAATACGCGAACACCACAAACGAGACCCACGACTGGCCCCTCGCCAAATCCACGTCGAACACAAATGCACCCGCCCCGAACAACAAACCCTCTTCTAAATCCCCTCAAGGAGCCATTCATGAAAGTCGTCGGCCTGGACCTCAGCCTCACCGCGACCGGCATCGCCCGCTGGGACGGCATGACAGAGACCATCAAGACCCGCACCGATGACGGCGACCACCGGCTCACCGTCATCCGCAACCACATCCGCGACCTCGCCAACAACCCGCCGGCAGACCTCGCAGTAATCGAGGACCTGCCCAAGCACGCCCACGGCGCGGGGATCACCGGCATGGTTCAGGGCGCCGCCCGCGTCGCATTGGCAGACCTCGGCGTGCCCTACGTGCTGGTCATCCCTTCCGTCCTCAAGCAGTACGCGACCGGCAAGGGCAACGCCACCAAGCCCGACATGCGCATGAGGCTGTACCAGCGCGCCACCCTCGACCTGCGCGACGACAACCAGGTAGACGCTTGGTGGTTGCGGGCGATGGCGCTCGACCACTACGGCGAGCCGGTTGTGCAGGTGCCCCAATCCCACCGTGCCGCCCTGGCCAAGGTGACGTGGCCCGCCTGCACCAAAGCATCGGCCACACCGGAGGCCACACCATCATGAGCGACTACAGGCAGGCAGCCCGGATACGCCTACAGCCAGCCCGGACGCAACCCCCACCACCTCCACCCATCACCGTCAGCAGCCAACCCACGGCCGAGGACATCCGAGGCGACCAGCCATGACCACGTTCGAGTGGAGGCCGTTCGACTACGACAACCGGCAGGACACCGCGCCCCCCAAGCACGACGAACTCGTATGGATCCACGAGGAGCACTACCACGGCGTCACCTTCGGCTACTACGACCACGGCGGGTGGTGGTGCACCTACTGGGGCTCCGACGACTGCCACGTAACCCACTGGGCGCCAATCGAATACCCGGACGCGCCTGAGGTGCCGGAGGAGGAAGAAGAGGACGACGAAGAGCAGCCTGGGAGCCCGCAGTGATCGCCTTGATGGTCGGCGGGCCGGTCCACGGCGAGGCGTGGGAGGTACCCGAGCCGCCGCCGTGGGTGCTGATGGTCCCCCGCAAGCAGGAGTGGTCGATCCTCGACATCACCTCCGATCACGTCATGCCCATGCCGGAGCCGCACACCTACAACCTGCGGCGGCTCAACCCGAACCCGCGAGCACAGCGGCCGCTGGACCACGCCTACCTGTGCATGGCCGAACCGGAACGGCTTCAGGCCAGCCGAAGCAGCCCAGACCCGAAAGTCATCTACTACACACGGGCTGCCGAAAGCCTGTGGCTGCAAGCATTCGAGGAGAAACTTCCGCCATGCGTCGCGCCGTCCTGCACGGACAAGGGCCGGTACAAGTTCACCGCCGCCGAGCCTGGTCGTCTGGCTGGCCGCTGGTGGGAGGCCGGAGACGAGATCCGGCTGTGCCCTGCCCACGGCACCGACATCTACAACGCCCAGGGTGTCTACGGCCTTGACGAGCTGGCCGACTGGCTCAAGCCCGACGCCATGCTGGACACCCTCGACTACATCACCGCCGGGACGCTGTTCGTCGACGAGATGTACGAGCAGCGCGGCCGGGCTATCCGCATCGAACGAAGGGACCGCTGATGCACCCCTACCTGGCCGCCGCCCTCATCGGCATCGCCCTCGCCGCCGTCATCACTGGCATCCAATGCCTCGCCATCACCCTCACCTCACGCGCCCGACGCCGGGCCTACCGCCAACAGCGGGAACGGGAACGTCCCTACCGTGAGGTCGAGCGCGCAATCCAGCAAGCACGGATGGCGGCCGAACACCTCGCCCACGTCGAGCAGCTGCGACTGCAAGGACTCCTCGGCGACCACCAAGCCGATCAACTCTCTGAAACGACCCGAGCGGAAATGGCGGACGCCAGGCGCACCATCGAGCGCTTCACCGTTGAGGCACGCGACATCCTCATCGAGGCACGGGACCGGCACCCATGAGCCGGTCCTGGGCCAACGGCAGCACCCGCCAATACCGACGCATCCGCGCCGCCATCCTCCACCGCGACGCGTTGGCCGGCTACCACTGCCGCGCCCACCAAGACGGCTGGTGCGCCAAAAAGCCCGGGAACCACACCTGCACCCAAACCCCCAACGAAGCCCACCACACCCACGGCCGCGCCCTCACCGGCGACAACCCCGACTTCATGGTCTCCGCCTGCAAACCCTGCAACCTCCATATCGGCGACCCCACCACCGGCACCAAACCAATCCACGCCAACCCCGCGGACCTCTAAGGCGGCCACGATGCGCATCATCCGCAGCGACTACCACCACGAGTGGACCCGGCCCGTACCCGGCATCACCATCGAGACCGAGCCCAGCCGCACCGGGTACTCCAGCCTCGAGACGCGCATCCTGTTCAACCCCCTCGAAACCAAGCTCATCGACGGGATGCGGTGGCTGGTGGGCTACGTCTGGGCGGAGAAGGTGGTCGACCCGATCCTGCTACTCGGCTGCCGCTGGTTCGGCCGGCACAGCCGCGCCTGCCGCGGCAGGCGCGGGCACCTCTGATGCTCTACGTCCTCGTCGGCCCACCCGCCTCCGGCAAAAGCACACACGCCCTCACCCACGCCAAGCAGGGCGACATCATCATTGACTAAGTGGTACCGCAAGTGGACAACGACACCCAACGATACGTTACCCACAGTAACAGCGATACATGCCAATCCTACGGAGCTATAAGCCATGCGAACGCCACTACCAAAACCGTTGCAGCACAACACAATCCGAGAGCGCAGAACCGTTGCAGCGCAAGGGATCCCCGATTTTTTCCCACACCAACCCGGCCGGACAT